AAGTAAAATGCACCTGTTGCCGCCATCCGAAGACAGGGCGAATTTGCGAAGCGAAACGCCGAGAGGTTTTTGTCGAGCGGTATTTTTGGCTAACAAATAACCCGCCCACGGGCGTAAGGAGGAAGGGAATGAGTAGTGGAGCATTTGGAAACGCATTCGACAATATGAATGAACGTGCAAAAGAGATCGACCGCTATAAAACAACGATACGGCTTCTCGCCGCCGAGCGCGACCGCTACAAGGCGGGGCTTGACGACGCAATGCACCTACTGATGAATCATAACCACCACGCCGATCCCGAATGGGTCTCTGGTTATGAGGACTTGTGCAATAGATATAGCAAGATTAAGGAGGGGTGAGATGACACTTGAAGAACAATACAAGGAAGAAACGGGCAACGAATCAAAGTATGGTGAAGAAATAGGAATTTGGGGAGCCGCCGCAGGCGAGTATCGTAAATACTATGTTGCATGGCTCGAATCCACCCTCGACCTCGAGCATCGCCGCAGGGTGGCGGCAGAGGCGGTAATAGAAAAATGCAAACATTGTGTATGGCATAACCATACGGGGGTATGTCCAGACAAGTGCGAGCCATATATTAAATGGCAATCCATCATCAAGGAGGCGGGGGAATGAAACGAAATAGACTATATCATCTATTGTGGTACAAGCTTATCAAGTATCTCATACCAACACGGCCGGGTTGTGGCCCATTCCGCGACCACTGGCGGATTAAGGCCCAACTATTCCTGGCGCCGCTAATTGGCAAGATCGACGGCATAATCCTCGGTGACAGTGAGGCTGGGCAGTTTGACAATTACCGGGCGATGTGCCGCTTTTCTACTGTTGTGCTTAACATGGGTGAGGGCGGAACGACGCCGGAGGATTGGGTTAATTATTTCAATGCCCATCCCGCCATAAAGGACCGAATCAAGAAATATAAACCGATATGGTCTATCGGTGGAAATTGCGCGCTCAGACGACAGATGGACAGACTGCCGTTTCTCGTGGTCATACACGACATGTTTCCGGAATCATGGATTATGCTAATCCCGCCGATCTATAATATCAGCGATACAATATTATCCGAGATCGGGGTCATTCGGGCGCTGCAAGACTCTGTTTGGCGCCCGCACGTCGTTGACACATACCGGCCGTTTATTGATCCAGAAACAAGCGGACCACTCTTCGGCGTGCTTGAAGACCCTGTCCACTTTTCGGACATTGCCGTTGGTATAATACAGCCGGTTTTAGATGCGATAATATGACATAATTTATTATGTCTCTAAAAAATTGTTGACAAAACAACAGGACGGTGAATATATTATGGTTAAGACAATACAGCGCGAAGAAATAATGAACGGCATCAAGCAGCTATCTCTCGCGCTATGTGATTTGTACGGCGTCAACGTTCTGAAATTCGAGGTCAACGCGAACCGAAAAAAGGACGCAGTAACAATCGAGCTGCGGGACGTTATCTCGCTCTAACAACAACAATACGGACGATCCTTAACCGAGGACCCGGCAATACTTCAGAGATGGGGTGGCCGGGTTTTTTGTATTTGGGGGGGCAAAATTGACAGAATTACATAACAACGCACTTACCGCACTCGGGGCGACGGCGGAGATTGAGGATTTAATATAATGGCCGAGGAACTGACAGATAAACAAAAGATGTTTATCGCCGAATATCTTATAAATGGCTTTAACGCCACACAAGCGGCCATGAAGGCGGGGTATAGCAAGAAGACGGCAAACGAACAAGCGTCGAGACTGTTAGCGAATGTTAGTATTCGTGGGGCGATTAACGACGAAATAAACAAGGCTCTCGACGATAAGCGTGACGAACTCAAAACGCAAGTCATAGCCGAATACAAGAAAATTGCTCTCGCTGACATTAAAAACATCCTCCAGTACGATCAAGACGGCGTTACGGTAATGCCATCGGAAGACGTCGATACAAGCGTGATTGCGTCGGTCGAGATCGAGCAGGACATTGTAAAATCCGAAAGCACTCAGACAACGACCGTGAGCAATAAGAAAATAAAATTCAAGCTGCATGATAAGATTAAGGCGCTGGATGGACTGTCGAAATATCTGGGTATATCCAAGGAGAATATCGATTTAAGCATGGATCTTGACCAGGTAAAGCAAAAACTCAAAGAGATATTCAATGCCGATTGACATCAAGAAAATAAAAGAATATCCCCACCGTCTCGGCAACGCTCTCGGTTATACAAAACTAACCGACATCCATAGTGAATGGATAAAGAAGGCGTGGCGCAATAAAAATGAATATGTTTTACAAGCACACCGGAATAGCTATAAGACGACGGCGGTTCTCGTTGTCGGTGCAATCTGGTATCTGTTTTTTAATCCCGATGTAACCGTTTTAATTGTGCGCAAGGAATACGAGGGCGCGGCGTCAATCATCAAGGAAATATCAAAACACTATCTGTCTGAAAACTTAATTGCACTCTATCAGGAAGTGTATGGCATAACGAGCATAATCAGGGAAGACAGAAAAGACAGTATTACACTCACCACGAAAACAAGGGTAACAAAAGAGGGAAATATTGATTCACTCGGGATAGGTGGATCGATAACCGGGCGACATTACGACAAGGTTTTTACCGATGACATTATAACACTCAAGGACCGGGTATCAAAGGCCGAGCGCGAAAGCACAAAGTCATTTATACGCGAATTGACAAACATTCCCGTCATAGGCGGCACCATAACACATACCGGAACCCCCTGGCACAAAGAGGACGGTTTCTCTATTCTCCCCGAGCCCGATAAATATCCGATAGGGTCAGTTGATATTCCAGAACTCACCGAAGACGTGCGGATAAAACTCAAGAGCGGAATGACGTCTTCGTTGTATGCAATCAACTATGAATTAAAACACATTGCGGATGAAAACAGAATTTTTGTTGATCCGCAATATGAGGCATGGCCCGAAAACACAAAAAGAATTTGCGCCCTGCTTGACCCGTCATACAGCGGGAAGAACACCACCGCCCTCACCATGATAGCGGAAACACACGAAAAGGCGCACATACGCGGATGGGTATGGCCGAACGATGTAGCGGAACTGTATGACGTCATCGCGAATATACTCAAGAATTATAAATGCGGCACGCTCTATAATGCGTCAAAGGCAGACAAGGGGTATAGCACAAAAGATTTAAGAACCCGATACCCCGCCGTTATTGATGTTGATGAAACAATGAACAAGCACATTAAAATAATATCATTCTTAAAACAGAACTGGAGCCTATTGTATTTTGCGCACGATTGTCAGCCCGAATATCTTAATCAAATTCTCGATTACGTTGAAGGCGAGGAGCCTGATGATGCTCCCGACTCTGCGGCAAATCTTGTTAAGGAAATGAACATCGGTCATGGCAATGAACTCATGAACCGTTTCGGAATAACGGCATAAGGAGAAACAATGAAAAACCCGTTTACAGGTTTCTTTAAACGCTACGACACATTAACGGACCCCGACACAAACAGGGGCTCGGCTACCCTTGACCGGACGCAGAGACTTACCGGGGTTAAGCGATTCAGGTCAAGCCGTGAATACCGCAATCTTTATGAATGCAACGGATTCATTCAGAACATAGTGGATCAACCAGCCGAGGATGCTGTCAGGGAGTGGGTCACCATAAAGACTAACCGCGATGAGGATCTTGATATATCCCGTATGATAGAGAACCGACTGACTGAACTCGGCGTTCGTGAAAAGATGGAGCAGTTAATCAAGTGCTCCCGCATATTCTCACGGGGCGGGATGCTGTATTATGGTGTACTTGCCGGGACCCCGCAAAGTGATGAACAGTTAGCCAAAGAGCTGCCCGTTGAAACACTCGCAGAAATTGATTTTATCAACGTCCTCGACGACATGGACAAGGTTTCATTCCGCAACAAGAACACGACCGATCCCACGAAAAAAGAGTATAACGAGATTGAGTTCTCAATTCACGGGAGGCCAGTCCATCCGTCCCGCGTATCATGGCTTGTCAACGGATTCAACTATCAGAACCTTGACGGCATGTCGGTCGTTGGTACTATCTATGATGCGATAGTGGCGCAGGATAACGCGCTTTGGTCTGTCTCTTCCCTTGTAGGTGACATGGCAACCAAGATATTCAAGTCTGATTTAATCGCCAACCTCTCACCTGAAAAACAGGGCGAACTACTTGCAAAGCTCAAGCACCTGATGAATACGCAATCAGCCCTGACCCTGACAACCAAAGAGGATTTTAACAAGCTGATTTATAACGTCACGGGCATGAAGGAGCTATTCGATTTCATCTTCGACAACCTGTCCGGCGTGTCCCGCATACCGAAAAACATACTGCTCGGCAAGGCGCATGGCGTTGTGACCGCAGGTGAGTATGACACCATCAACTACTACGCACAGGTTGCAAAAGAGCAGGAGAACAAACACCGGCCCATCATCGAAAAGATCATCAATATGATTATCCACGAGCAAAATGGTGAGATATGGCGGGAACTCAATGGGAATGTTGAAGACCTCGACTGGGACTTTGAATTTAACCCGCTCTGGAAACTCGATCCCGCGTCACAGTCAGATGTTGATCTCAGGGGCTCACAGCGCGATCAGATTGACTTTCTCGTCGGTAAGGCCGGGCCCGAAGAACTTCGGCAGCTTGACGAACGGTACAGCGAGCTCGAAGACTACGACGAGGAAAGGGTGATTACCCCGCCTACATCGGGTACAAACAAATACGGCGGCGTACAGATAACGAGGCAATAATGGCGCGCCGCAAGAACACATTCCCCCTACACCTTGAGCGTATGATGGCTGACCTCTACGCCTCTGCACTGCGGCGCATGGCAAAGAGTGTCATGCGCACCATTAAGAGCACATACAAGGCGGAGTACCACAACACGCCCGCCGCAATCAAAGCAGACGAATCATTCAAGGAAATGATCGCACGCCTGACGCAGGAATACACCGACTATCTCACGTCAAAGAATATGCTGTATAAGGTCAAGCGCGCCGAAATGGCGTTGCGGTCATGGTCGTTCAGGACCGTTAGTGATTCAATGACCGCGATTAAGGATTTAAAAAAACGTGATTACGCCATGCTTGCTATAGAACAAGCCATTGACTCACCATTTGTCAAGGCGGTCAGTGATAACTTCATCAAAACCAATATGGAAATGCTGGAGGCGGCCGGGAAGGAATATATATCGGGAATATCCGAAGCCGCAATGAATACATTTATAAACGGCGGGTCAATGAAAGACCTGACCGCGACGATGACAAAGTACACTGACGGCGACGTGGCAAGGGCTGAATTATGGGCGCAGGACCAGATGGGAGATGCCTATAGTGAATACACTAATCAGCTTCACAAAGAGGCGGGCATTGATAACTTCGTATGGCGTACATGCGGAGATAACGCAGTCAGGGAAACACACGCGGAACTTGAAGGGCGCGTGTTCTCTCGCGTGCGTGGCGTTCCCGACGGGACACTGAGCAAACCCGGAGCACGACTCCCGGGTCAGGATTATCGGTGCCGGTGTACAATGGAACCTACACTTGACGAAACGGATGACGGTAATGCCGAATAACTCAATCATTGACATGTACTTCGATTATTGCCACGGCATGTCTCAGCTCGAAATGGAGCGCAAGTACAGCCGCAATTATAACAGCATTACGCGCAAGTGCAAGCAAATGACCGTCCGTATTTATAATAATTCAGAATCGTTTGTAAGTAAAAACATAGAGCAAATCAAGCGGGACGTTGAAGGCTCGATATGTCACGTCAACCGCTGCCCTGTTTGCGGACAGGAAAAAGATTATTTTGGGGGTCTTGATGAAGATAAGGGTGTGTAGTGAAAATCCGCATGGCGCGTGTTCGTATTATCGGACAATGGGCGTGTTTCCAAAGTTGAAAGAACTTGATAAAAGTATCGACGTTGAACTAACCGACCAGATCGACTGGTTTCTCATGTCTGACACAGACATCGTGTATATGGAGCGGCCGCAAAATCCAAACATGAAGAAAGCCGCCCACCTGGTCAAGGATTTCGGATTAAAACTGTGGATTGACTTCGATGACAATCTTTTTTGTTTGCCGAATTATAACCCGCATAAACCGCTTTACGACTCTCCAGTGACAAGGGAATGTATTATTGATTGTCTTAAGATTGCCGACGTTGTGACGGTTGCGACCGAAGGGATTAAGAAAGAATATTTAAGATATAACGAGAACATCGTCGTTATCCCGAACGCGTTCAATGATTATAACTACAGGCTCCCAAAGAACCCATCACTAAATCGGATTGTGCAATGGCGCGGGTCAATGACGCACCGTAACGACTTATTGTCGTGCTCTGATGGAATATTCGAGGCCGCGTCAAAAAATGACGAGTGGGGGTGGTCTTTCATTGGTAACGACCTCTGGTATATGACTGACTACATCAAAAAGAGCAAGGCACATCAGGAGATGCCGCATATTCAATATTGGAAATACATTCGCAGCGTAAACCCAGCAATCCAGATTGTCCCGCTCGTGTTTAATTTTTTCAACGAGTGCAAGTCAAATATATCGTGGATCGAGGGCATTTACTCCGGAGCCGTCACCATCGCGCCAGACATGCCAGAATGGAGGCGGCCGGGAATAACGACGTATAAAGAGTCCGCCGAATTCGAGGCGAAAATAAACGAGCTTATCAATAATGAAAAACTTCGGCGCAACAACTTTGATTTGTCTCTTGGATTCATCAACGAGAATCTATTATTGAGCAAGGTCAACCGTAGGCGCGTCGAGATTGTAGAGCAATTAGCGGGGGTTGTGGTATGACACAAGAGCGAACACATTGTCGAATATGTGACGGACAACTCGAAACCGTCCTTGATATGGGAACGATCTATCAGTCCAACTTTTTAACTGATGCGAGCAAGGCGATTCTCGCCCCGCTTAATCTTACCCGGTGTGTTAAATGCAACCTTGTCCAGCTTAAACACGACGGGAATCTCGATTCCATGTATCGGCAATACTGGTATAAGTCCAGCCTCAATCAGTCAATGGTTGAGGCGTTGCGCTCTGTCGTTGACGGCATCAATGGCCGTGTCGCGCTTGAGGCTGGCGACGTTGTGGTTGATATCGGATGCAACGACGGAACGCTGCTTTCAATGTTCCCCGAAAACGTATTCAAGATCGGATACGACCCGTCAAATAATCTTGCAGAAGAGGCGCAGGAAAACTGCGACTTCTTTATCAACGATTATTTCCCGGCGAACTACCCCGTCAAAGCAAAAGCGAAAGTCATAACGTCAATCGCCATGTTTTACGATCTGCCCGATCCCCGCGCGTTCATTGACAAAGTGCGTTCAATAATGCGAGTCGATGGGATATGGGTAATCCAGTTTACTGATTTACTGTCGATGTTCCAGGTCAATGCGTTTGACAATATTTGCCACGAGCATGTTGAATATTATTCCCTTGCTGTGCTAAAAAGCCTACTGGATCAACACGGATTTGAGGTTGTTGACGTGCTATATAACCAAGTCAACGGTGGAAGCGTTCGGGCGTATGTCGGATTCAAGGGGGTGTATGCCGTGACCGATGCGGTCTCCGAAATGCTCAAGCAAGAAGACCTGTACATGCGGTCATTTGATAATCCGTTTGCCGCGTTCTCTGACCGGGTGACGCAGATCAAGGAACAATGCGTTGAGTATATCCAGCATGAACACGCGGCGGGGAAAAAGATATTCATTACTGGTGCATCAACAAAGGGCAATACGCTGCTCCAATATTTCGGGCTCAATAAAGACATCATTCCCTATGCGGCAGAGGTGAACGCCGACAAATTCGGGCTTCATACAGTCGGAACGGATATCGAGATTATCCCCGAACGGCAGGCGATCGAGATGAAACCAGACATGTTTCTTGTTCTTCCCTGGCATTTTATAAATGGTTTTTTGCGATCATATCACGAATACATCAGCGGGGGCGGGCGGCTCATGGTCCCGATGCCACGCCCGATTATCTATGGTCCGGGGGTGGTCGAATGATTGACCGCGTAATGCGCGCCTATGATCGCGAGGGGTATCTTGTCAGGCCCGACGGGAGCAACCAGGGAACGACGGCAATATATCGCAAGAGCGACGGAAAGTTTATACACACGGGAGGTGGAGTGGGTGCTCCCGACATTCTCTGGTTTTACGCACTTTCGCAGGTTGCAACCATTAACCGCATATTCATTGTAGGGAATGCGGCGGGTTACAGTACGTTTGTACTTGCGAGCATTTTTCCCGATGCTGATATTGATGTAATAGACGCAGAGATAGAGGGTCCGGACAATACGCTCGGATCATCCATCACTCGCGCAATTATATCAAGGGACTTTCCAAATGTACAACTGACAATCGGGCGCTCACCTGACGACCTTGACGCCGCAATGCGCTTTCCGGGTTATGACCTATTCTTTATTGATGGTCACCACGTTAATAATCAACTCATTGCCGATTTTTCCGGATGCATCCCGCGTGCGGCAAACAGGTGTGTGTTTTACCTCCATGATGTCGGGCTCTGTAATATGTATGAAGGATATAATGCCATTCTCGAAAAATACCCGACGGTAAGGGGGCATGACGTTCCATTCAGTATTCTTGGATGCAAGGCGATAACAGTCAATCATCCCGACGTGGCGGAATGGATGACGCGAATGCATTGCCCTGGTGAACAGTTAGCTAAAAATCCGTGCATGGGGTGAGCAATGAATTACCGCTTGATTTCAATCCATGAAGAACTAATGGCCTGTCTTGATCTTGTCCCGAAGATACCGCATGACGTTGATATTATATGCGGTATTCCCCGGCATGGAATGATTGCGGCGGCTACTATCTCCGAGATTATGGGACGGCCCCTCATGGTCCCCGGCGGACAGATATGGTACACTAAGAATGCATACAGTCGAAAGACGAATGGAGCACCGACCATTCTTTTAGTCGATGACAGTATAGGAACATTTGTGTCAATGTCAGATGCAAAAGAGCAAGTATCACATAAAAACCCTGAATCAAGAATACTAACTGCCGCCGTCTATACGAGCGAGACAACGAAACACCTTCTTGATATTTACGCTCACGCCTATCCGTCAGACACGCAAATTATGTTTCATTCTCAATTCATGCATTCGCCGTGGCTGAGCCCGATAGGCTATGACATGGATGGCATACTCTGCGAGGATTGGCGGGAGGGATGGGAGTACTCTGATTTTTTCGTAACAACAAAGCCATATAGAATCCCAGCGTACAAAATAGATTACATAGTCACGGCGCGCATGGAGGAATATCGCAAACCTACAATTGCATGGCTTGACCGCCATGGTGTGGATTATACCCACCTGATAATGCGGCAAGACCAGAACGAAGAGCACGGCGCATACAAGTCGAGAATATGCACGGCGAACGGAATCAAGATATTTATTGAGAGCGTTCGAGGACAGGCCGAAACAATCGGGCGCACGCCGGGGGTAATGTGCGTTCACTATAATTCTGGAGAACTGTTTCAATGAAGGGGCTATTTGTAAATCAACGGGCCGCACAATGCAGTATCTATGAATCATGTCTTATGCTTTACCGTGCATTGTCCGATTACGCCGAAGGGTACACGCTGGAATATAAAGAAACATCGACAAGCGACATCCCGCATGGGTATGACTTCTATGTTATTAACTGGCACTACCTGACAACCCCGTATTTATCGGCTGATAGCATTAAGGCGCTGCCGGGAATTAAAATCAGTGTTGCCCTCGAAGTGTTCCCAAATGGGGAACTGGCTTTCGTTAATGATGAAGTTCTAAAAACATTTGATGCCATTATAGTACTTGACCCGACTACCCAAAGGACCGGGAACCGCTACCCGTGCCCGCGCCCGCTGGAGATTGTCGATGGATTATTGCCGTTGCTCAATGAATCGGTCCCCGTTGTCGGGAGCTTCGGGTTTGCCACAAATGACAAGTGCTTTGATGAGATTGTCAGAGCATGCCGTCGTGAATTTGAATCGTGTATTGTCCGCGTAAACATTCCCCCGGCTACCTATGTCGGGAATGACCGTGGGCGATTTGCGGACATACGCAATGCAATGAGAGCGGAGGTTGGTCCCGGCGTTGATCTTCGCATTACCGAAGACTACGTGGATAAACCCGCGTTAATCCGCTGGTGCTCGCAGAACACAATCAACGTGTTTCTGTATAACCGTAAAATGGCGGGCCTTGCGGCTGTGACAGATCAGGCCATATCATCAGGCAGGCCGCTTGCCGTGAGTGCATGTGATACGTTCAGGCACGTTCACCCGTACATCGGAAGTTACCCGGACAAGTCATTATCTGAACTCATAGCGTCATCGGTTGACGGTGTACGGCGCATGCAAGAGGACTGGCACCCTCGCAAGAGTGCGGAAGTGCTTAAGCAAATATTGACAGACAGGGGGCTATAATGGGAATTGAGACAAAGACGATAGGGCAGTTGATTGACGAGCTTTGCACGACAAGCCAGAAATGTTTCCGGGCGCAGGATGACAAGGATTACGAGAACGCGCAGCAGCTAAACAAGCGACGTTGTGACCTGATACGCGCCATTGACAAAATGATGGGGCAGGGCGAGAACACAACAACGGGGAAAACATATTGAAGATTGCATGCTGTATGCCGGGTAAAATGGGCGATGCACTGTATGCCCTCCCGTCAATCAGAGAACTATGTCGCGCCCACGATTGCCATGCCGACTTTTATACGTCGGAATACTGCCGGCCGCTCACCGTGTTTATGTCGGCGCAGCCATGCATTGATGACGTGATAATCCCGCCCGACTACAAGATTGAAAATGATGGTTGCGGCGTCCAGCCATGGTCAATACCCGTTGATGAATCGAAATATGCGGCTGTGTATCAGATGGGGTTTCGGTCGTTTCCAGATAAGGATCTCCCGGCGTGGATTGCCGAATCGGTGGGCCTAAAGTGGGACGGATCAATTCAATATAACGTACCATCGCAAATTCCAGCCGGTATGATGGGGATTGGAAAATATTATGCTATGGCGCCGGGACGCAACCCGCTTCCGGTAATGCGCGAATTTATCGACATATCGCCCATCCCAATTGTTGTCATCGGCGCAGAAGGTGAGTATATTGGAAAAGGGGTTGACATGACCGGGCTCGACATGTTAAAAATGGCGAAGATAATACAGTGCTCACGGGGTTTTATCGGCACAGCATCGTCACCGCTCGTTATCGCCAACGGGTTCGATATCCCTAAAGCGATTGTCGGCAACCATGGGCCGCTTGAGCACCTGATAAAGACTGGTATGCATCACTATATGTCAACAAATAAACCAGGGGATATTGCGGAATGTTTGAAAACGTATTTATAGCCGTCTATACCCACCAGTGCAAGTCATACTGTGATAAAGAGTTTTTCGGCAATCTTTTTGCCAGTGATATCGGTTCTGCGTCGGTCGCCATCGTTGACAACTCTCTTGATGCTGATTATTTTCATACACTTTATGACCGCTATAATATGCATGCATACGTTGACCACATCATCGTCAATCGTGGTGATAGCAAGACGCAGTTTGTGCGCAACGTAGAGGCGAGCCTATATGGCCTCCGGCGCATGTTTCTTGGCGGCGACTATGAGTATTTTATTATCCTTGAATCAGACGTAAAACCAAAGGACAAGATGTGGCTTCATTATTTTATTGAGGTTGTCGATCAAGCGGATATTATTGGGGGGTTGTACTACGAAGGATTCCACGCTCCTGATATGTGGCAGGGGCCATCGCGTATCATTTCCACGCACCACGCGCTGTCCGGATGTACACTCTATAAGAGATCGGTGCTTGAGCGGTTTGCGTTCAGGAGTGTTGCCGAAAACCCGGGTGTATTTCCCGATGCGCTGATGTGCCTGGATGCGCGCGAGGCTGGATTCAAGATTGCAAACTACACGAAGATACAATGCACCCACCTTGTAGATAATCATGGCGGAAGGGGAATAGAAAACATAAATTAGCATGGACTAACTATACTTTAGTCCATTAACATTATTAGTTGACGCTAAGTTCATGCCGTGCTTATATTCAGGGCATGATTCACTTCGATAGGGCCAACCTTAAAGTCATCGAAACCGGGGAAGGATTCCTCAAGGGTGTTGTCACCTTTGCCGTCCCCGGTGTCCTCCCGTATGTTTACGGCGACTCAATTCGTTACGAAGCGAAGCTACCTGAAGAAATTCTGTCCAGCAAAACAATTGATTCCGCGCGCGGCGTTCCCATAACCGACGAGCACCCTGTTGACGTAGACGGGAATTATATTTTCGTCACCTCCGACAATTACAAAGAACTTGTACGCGGCACACTGTCGGATCCACACGTTGACGGCGGGGAGGGCAAGGGCTATGTCACTATCTACGATTCCGCCCTCATCGAGCGCATTAAATCCAAAGAACAAAACGAAGTATCAATCGGATTTTCATTTGATATGGATGAAAAGCCAGGGACGTTTAACGGCCTCCGCTATGACTCCATACAACGAAATATAATTATCAACCATGTCGCCGCCGTGCGCGATGCGCGGGCAGGGGACAAGACCAAAATTCACGTAGACAGGAGTAATAACATGTCTAAAGAAAATAATGGCTCGGGTAAAGAGCAATACAGCTACAGGACATTCGATGGAAAGAAAGACCTGACTGTAGATTCAAAAGAAATCTTTGACGAAATGATTCTGCTCAACAAGCAAATCAAAGCCGATCAGGATGAAATCAAAGACCTGAACGAAAAACTCGCAGTCGCTACAAAAGAACCGGACGAAAGCAAGGAAAAAGAATCCGCTGAAAAGATTCAACTTCTTGCTGACCAGAACGAAGAACTCAAGAAAAACTATGCAACCCTTGAAGCGTCTATCCCCGCGATGGTGGAAGCCGCCGCGAGTGAGCGCGTGGCCGTTCTTGATTCCGCGAAAGCGTCCGGTATTGAGGGCAAAATGGACGGACTGTCCAACCGTGAAATCAAACTCCAGCTTATCGCTAAGCATCTCCCCATCAAGGAAGGTGTCAAGGTCGATAGCATGAGCGATGACGCGGTCAATGCCAGGTACGATGCGGCCCTTGATCTGGCGAAGATGAAAGCGAATCATATCGACACATCACAACAGCGCGGAACGGAAACCAGAATTGATTCCGTCGCCGTCGAGGAGAAAAGAGTGAAAATGCAAAACATGTACAAGGGAGGTAAGTAATGGCTATTCCCAAAGAAGACCTCTATGTCAGCCGGGTACTGGGTTTCGGCGAAATACCCGAGCATAACCCCATAGAAAACATTAGATCCTTTGCCGCTGAAGAGGACAACATCACGTTCGGCCGCGCGCTCATGGCCGGGACTGACGGTGAAAAGCAAGTCAAAATCTTTGCCAGCGCAACGGGAAAATTCAAGGGCGTTGCCGGTTATTCGACGGAAGCGAGCGATCTTGATAACTCGCAGTATGATGACCATGACGCTGTTGCCGTCATCGATCAGGGCGTTGTCAACGTGTACACCGAAGAAGTAATCGCCATGGGTGACGGTGTTCACATACGACACACGGCCAGCGGTTCGAAAGTTGCCGGTAGCTTCTGTAAGACCGCCGTCCCCGGTGAAACCGCGCTTCTGTCCGGTGCCGAATGGCGCTCAGCTGGCGCGTCCGGTACTGCCGTAAAACTCTATCTTGATCCCCCGTTTACCATTACGGCGGACGTGTAAAGGAGGCACTAAACAATGGCAACTTTTGAAAGTGGTTTGTTTACCAATGACGATTTTCTGCAAATAAGCAACGTACTCTATTCGCCGAAAGAAGAGGAAATGATCGCGCGTACCCTGTTCAAAATGAACACGTCCTATGCGCCGTATGCCCTCGAAATAGGGTACGACTACTATCAGCGCACCGGCTCGGCGAAGATACTCGCCAAGGGCGGGAGCGCGAAAGACATCCCCTTTGTTGGTGAAAAGGGTGGGCGCGTTACTCAGAAGGTCTATGACATCGTGACCGGAATCCGCTACACGCAGGCAGAGCGTGACGCCATCGCGGCAAAGCGCGCACTCGGAAAAGGTCCGGCTATTCAGCTCGACACCCTCCGCGTGTCAACCGCCCGTCGGTACATTCTGGAGACAGAGAACGCCATGACGTTTAAAGGCGATGCGACCTACAACGTTAAGGGGATTTTTGACTCCTCGTTCTACGGAACCGACCTCGGCACAAGGGAAACCGTAGCAACCGGAACCGGCGGATATACCTGGGCGGAAAAGACTGCCGCCGAAATCCTGACCGACCTCGAAAAAGCGGTAAGCACCGTTGAAGCAGACGGTATTTTCAAGGCCCGTACACTGGTGCTTCCCCCGGCGCAGTATAACCGGCTCCGGAAACCGTTCTCCACGTCTGTTCCGATGACGCTTCTCCAGTGGCTGAACTCAGAGGGGATGTACTTCGAGAACATCGTGACCTCGCGGGTAATGAAGGCCGCGAACAACGGCGACACGGTTGACTATTTCATGGTTATCGACAACGACCCGGAAGTGGTGGAACTTGCCATTACCAACGATATTCACCTCGGCGACCCCGTGTATGACATCGTCGGGACGATGGAGATGGCGGCTATGGAAAGCTACGGCGGAATTCTCTTGCGGCATCCTGCGGCCGTATATATAGGGAAGGGCATTTAATGTCCGAAGCCTCCGTACTCGATATAAAAGAGATGATCCCGGAGTTGGCAACAACCGACTCCGGGACCCTGTCTCTCTATCTCGATGATGCCTCTTTGATTGTACAAGGCGAGGGCATAGGAACGACTGCGGCTGAATTTAATCTTTTACACCGCTACATGACTGCGCATCTTCTGGCTGACGCGGGATTTGTTTCTGGCGATGTATCAAGTGAATCCGTGGGCGATGTTTCAATTCAGTATGGCTCAAAAAGCCAAAGCGATGATGGCCTTGATAAATGGGAGCGACTTTATAACGCACATAAGGCGCGAACGCAGGGAATGACCGGACGGATACTATGAGTACATTCAAAGACATAGACCACACTGATGAGTTTTTAAAGCAGCTTGAAGAGCTTACGACAACGACAATTCGGGGCGGTGTGTTTTCTGGACAGGGTGAAGATGGACTCCTCCGAGCCGTGACCGCGAATGAATTTGGCGCAAAGGTTCCCATATCCGACGGCATGAGAAAGCTATTTGCGGCGAAGGGTTTTCCGCTCAAGAAGGACACGAAGTTTTTCGTCATACCCGAACGCGCCGCGATCCGAAAGGCGTTTGATAGCGACAAGAATATTGACGACGCCATTGACATGGGCGTGGAAATTTTCAATAGAAACCAGAACGCAAAACAGATGATAAAGGCGATGGGTGCAAAGATGATTTCATTTATTCAGGCGTCCATCAGATCAAACATACAACCGGCAAATCACCCGTTCACCGTTCTCGAAAAGGGCGGGAAGAACAAAACGCTGGTGGACAGCGGGAGATATGCGCAGGGCGTGACATATAAAACGGCATGATCACAAACGCGTACAAGGCTCTTTTGAAACGATTACGGACTGTTACTGTATATGTCCACGCCGAATCATTTGTTGACGGAGAATACGTCGAGACCGTTTCGTCATCCGGCACAT